GTTTGGATAAATCCAGCGGAAACATGAGAGCTGTAAACAATATCGCGCGCTCCCACACACACACCGGCGAGTACTAGAAAGTTTAAGGAAGCCCCGTTACGGCAAACCAATAATCGAGTAGGAAACGTTTATATATGTATGTAATCAAGGCCATCGTGATTGGTTGAGGCCGGCGTGCCTACCCTGGCAATAGTTGTGAATATATTACTATTTACCGTTGACAGTCACAACCGTCACCCCTAAGATGTATTCAAATATCAAGAAAGGCTGTGTATCTTGGAAAACGCAATGCTCCCAGAAACCCTGTACCACGCTACGTTTCCTGACTCTGTTAACGCAATTCTCGTATCAGGGCTACAACACAACACTGAAGGGGTAGTCAACCTAGCCAACGAGCCTCATTATGCAGCAGGGTTTGTAGCCATCCGAGGGTTCTCGCGGCTTGGAGAAATCACAATCGAGACCATCAATGGAGTGCGAACCCCCAACATCGATAAGAAAACCTTTGACACAGCACAGGTGCTGGCCATAAACGTCCGCCATCTAGATGTAGACAAGCTATCCATCAATGAAGCAGAAGCTCAGGCATCCATAGCCGGCGCTTTACCTGCAGGACTTGTCTCTTACACCTACTCAGGAACAATACCTCGCGAGGCGATACACATTGCTGACATATTTGTCAAGGACGACAGTCGAATCCCCCCGCACTTTGAGCCCTAAAAGCCCACGGGTGTCACATCCACTGACAAGCAAAGCCGAGCTGAAGTAACCCATCACCCAGTGCTGAGTAGTAGGTCTCCTCATCCTCAGGAGGCTCATCGTATTGCACCTCGCTGAGCACCTTAAAGAACAGGTTTGGATACATGGCGTCTTGCCCTCTAACCTTTGTCTCTCCAGGAAAGTACAGTTCGTCTTCCCATTGAACCTTGCGACCCCAGGTCTGACGATAAGGCGTAGCAAGGAAGGTGATTTCATCGTTTTCTACGTGAGTCAAAGCCAAACATTCGCTTACGGGTGAGTTTTCCTCAACATAGACTTCGCTCAGCTCCCTACCTGACGTTGCCTCAGGATTGGTACTTACCCACCCCTCTGCCACCATAGTGAAGGCGTCTATACCCCACCCTTTCCTAGCAATACACAGCCCATCCTGAACGTTCTTGAATCGTCGTAGGGGGTTCTTCTTCCCAGGTGGCTCAGCTAGGGACAGCACAAGTTCTATCCTGTCCTCCTTCCAGCAGAAGATTGACATAGGCATATCTTCGCCAATGCCGTACTCTTTAACGCAGTCCTCTTTTGCCTTCTGTGCACTCATCAAAGAGATAGCAATCTTGTCAAGACGATGCCTGTATAAAGCAATTCCCATATGTTAATACTAGCGCTACTTACGCCACGGGTGTTGTTGTCGGTACTAAAGTCTTACTTATGGCTCAGAACAAGCAATCAAAGACAACAAAAGCAACCGACAAGAAGGCGACAAAGAAGACGCCAGCTAAGAAGGCTGCTGCTTCAAAGAAACCTGCGAAGAAAGCTGCTTCAAAGAAGCCAGCCAAGAAGGCTGTTGCCTCTAAGAAGACCGTCGCAAAGAAGTCCGTTGCAAAAGATGCATTGACAGAAAAGGCTACGGGTGTCACTTCAGCATCCAAGACGACCACAACAACTACCGCCATTGATGGTGAAGCTATTTGGAATGTCTTTCAAAACGATTCTGCAAACATCAGCGCAACAGTTAATGGCAAAGTAATCTACGCTAACGACATCGTTACTTCTTCGCTCAAGAAGAGGTTTCTTTCCTGGTTTAAGCACTAATAGCCTACGGGTGACCCAGTGTAAGCTGGATATGTGAGCGATACCTTTAGAAGCCAAGACCAAGTCTATGGCATACCCATACTTAGAGCAGGACGTGAAGCTTGTCCTGTATGCCAGCATCCAAGTGGTGACTGCAACGAACATGAAGGCTACGAACCAGTCGGCATTAATCACATAGCATTTACTGACGGCACTCTCGAAACAATGAAGGACATACAAACCATCCTTGTTGAAGAAGACATTTACGAAGACAGACAAATAACCCCCTTTACTAAAGCTCGTGTAATTGTGCATCACAAAGGAAGTTATGTCACAGTTGAAAAAGCAAAAGAGCTAGGAATTCTAGACTGACTTGCTCACGGGTGCTGTTGTAGAATAGAGTCTCTTACTTACGAGAACTACAACAGAAAGCAAGGCAATGTCAGTATTTACGCCCGAATTTTTATCCTCCTATTCACAAAAACAAACTCCGTGGGGTTTTGGTGGTCTTGGTGAAGTGGTGTATTTAAGAACGTACAGTCGGCGTATAGAAGAACTAGGTCGCAACGAAACCTGGACAGAAAGTATCGTACGGGCTATTGATGGTGCCATTGAAATCGGTGCACCACTTACACAGGAACAAGCAGAAAAACTGTTTGACCACATGTTCTATCTGCGTTGCTCGCTCTCAGGTCGTGCGCTATGGCAACTAGGCACACCACTAGTTAAGCAATTCAGCGGCACATCGCTTAACAACTGTTACTTCACAAACATCGAAGCAGTAGAAGACTTCGAACTTCTCTTTGACTACCTCATGCTTGGTGGAGGTGTTGGCTTCTCTGTCGAACGCTCAAAGATACATGAGCTTCCAAAGATAAAGCCAAACGTGACAATCACACACGAACGCTCCAACGACGCAGACATTATTGTTCCTGACTCACGAACTGGTTGGCGTCGCCTTTTGCACAGCGTGTTGAAGTCATATTTCGACACGGGTAAGTCTTTCTCGTACTCCACCATCTTGGTTCGCGAGTTTGGTGCACCACTCAAGACGTTCGGAGGAACAGCATCTGGGCCAGGCGCACTGATTGATGGCATAGAAGACATCTGCAAGGTCATGAAGAATCGCGAAGGCAAGAAGCTTCGCAGCATCGACGTGCTTGACATTTGTAACATCATTGGAAAGATTGTTGTATCTGGCTCTTCACGCCGCTCTGCACAGATTGCTATTGGCGACCCTGATGATGTTCTTTTCATTCGTGCGAAGAATTGGTCCACGGGTAACGTTCCTGCATACCGTGCTAACTCAAACAACAGCATCTATGCAGACCACTTCGATGAGATTCTTCCAGAACTGTGGAAAGGATACGATGGCTCAGGAGAACCCTATGGTCTCGTCAATCGCCGTCTAGCACGTTCATACGGGCGTCTTGGCGAGCGCAAGGTAGACAACACCATCGAAGGCTTTAACCCATGTGCTGAGATTGGTCTTGGTGATGGAGAGTCATGTAACTTGTCAACTCTCTTCCTGCCGAACATCGAGTCATACGAACAGTTCTGCGAAGTGTCAGAGCTTCTGTACATGGTGCAGAAGAGCATTACACGCATGAACTACCCATACGACAAAACCACAGACATCGTTCGCAAAAACGCACGTCTCGGTCAAAGCATCACGGGTATCCTCCAATGCACAGAGGAGCAGGTTTCATGGTTGTCACCTGCATACAAGAAGCTTGAAGCACTAGATAAGGAATACTCGAAGGAACACGGGTTCCCTACATCTGTTCGTCTCACAACAGTTCAGCCATCCGGAACACTGTCACTTCTTCCGGGCGTAACACCTGGTATTCACCCTGCGTTCGCTCCTTACTACACTCGTCGTGTTCGTTTTGGTGCAGCAGACGCACTTGTAGACGCATGTCGCAAGCGTGGATACAAGGTTCAGTGGGATATTGGCATTGATGGACGCGAAGACCACACTCGTTACGTTGTTGAGTTCCCTTGTCAATCGCCTGCGGGTTCAGTACTAGCCTCCGAGATGACAGCAATACAACAGCTTGAGTGGGTCAAGAAGATGCAGACAGAGTGGGCAGACAACGCTGTCTCTGTAACTGTGTACTACCGCAAGGAAGAGCTTTCGTCCATCAAAGAGTGGCTAACAGCCAACTATGACTCAAGTGTAAAGAGCGTGTCGTTCTTGCTTCATGCTGACCACAACTTCCCACTTCCTCCATACGAGGAAATCACCAAAGAGCAGTACGAGAAGAGCGTGTCAAAGATTGACTTCACAGTTCCTCTACAGGCAGCCACGGGTGGCATGTTAGACCTAGATGACTGCTCTACAGGAGCCTGTCCAGTACGTTAAACCTCGGAAGGGGAAGTATGACCCACCTGATTGCGGGCATACTTCTCCTCTGGGTAAATCTCCCATACGAGCTTTGGGACTTCTCTGCATACTCCGCATCTACCCATATGTCCATAAGCACTATGAACATGCACGGGCCAGTCTCTGCAGCAACGCAGAATTACTACATCAGTTTGATTCATGACAAGTGTCTTTAAGCGCGGGTTTTTGGTTTGCGCTTTTTAATCTTGTAACCGCTTAGGCGAAGAACTGTCTCTATGTGTTCTGGGATGTCTGTAGTAATCGGGATACCTTTGTTGTTCAAGGCTCTACGAATTATGTCTGTTTTTTTGCTCATTTGCGCTCCTGTCAATTGAGTCACGGACCAAGGTCTGCTACCCGAGATACCGGCTTATTTTCTCTACGAATTTGTCTTTAGGGTACGCGCCAACAATCTGCTTATCAACCCGCCCATCAACAAATACAAGAACTGTAGGGATGCTCATGACGCTATAGCGCTGTGCAATCTCCGGGTAGTCGTCGACGTTTAGGGTGCCAACAGAAATATGCTGCGCATGCTCACGGGCGACTTCCTCAATGATTGGAGTAAAGAACGAACAAGGACCGCACCAAGATGCCCACACGTCAACAACCACGGGCTTGCCTGAAGAGCGTATAAATGCGTCAAAATTCTTGTCAGTTAGTTCGTTCATCTAATGTGCCCTCCATTCAGTCTTTCACTCCATCATACAGTCTAGCAACTTTTTCCGTTATCGCATTGTTAACCTCTTTGCTATAGAACGGGTCAAATTCTGTAGCAACAATAACGTTTGCAATCTCTGGGTGCTCAAAAACAAGAACATTAAAGAACGCCTGACCCAAACGCTCGTAATGGGTTTTGGTTCTGTGTTCTGCGGCTAAAAGAAGCGACTGAACGTATTCCTGTCCAGAACTAGGCATCTCAGCCACTTAAGCGAACGTTGCACAAGAGACAGAACGAAGCCCACGGGTAAATCTTGCGATTCTCCACAGGGTGCTGACATTCGCCTAACTTTTCAGCAGCATCGTTGGCGGCCATTCTTATGAATTCAGACATGGACATGCCATTCTTTTCGGCTGCTTCTTTCCATCTCTCATGGTCAGCATCTGTGGTGCGGATGAGGACCTGCTTCTGTGCTGGTTCACCATCGCTACCACCGACATTGGACTTACGGGTTGGCTTAATGGATTGAGCCACTTTTTGCATGGCTGCGTCAATATTGTCTTCACTCATCGGATGATTCCTCCTCAACGACCTCAGCGTCGACAATGTCGTCGTCTGGGATGTCTATATTTATTAATTGTTTTGTTCTATTAAGAATAGACTCAACATAGTCCATTGGCATAACACCTGATTTACCCATTAGCTCCAACATCTTGCGTGCTTCTGATTCAGGACTAAATTCCTCAGCTGCTGACCTTGGAATCGCATCAGCCAGGGTGGCACGAGCAGGAGTGCGCCCACCTACGTCAACGTTGATATTTACGTTGTTTTGGTCCATGCCTAGAAGCTTTGCGCGCCTATCCATGATGGACAGAACAGACGTGATGGCTTTTAAGTCTGGTTCTATTTGCACTTCAGTGCCGTCGTTCTGTGCAACCTTACGATGTTGAGTCATGGGCCAGATTGCTTGCTGCAATGCGTCAAGGCGTTCAAGCTCCATTCGAAGCACTTCTGGGTAAGCCAACAACGCTTCTCGGTTAAGCTTTTCCAGCTGACGACTAATAGCGCTACTGACAGCTTTCATGGTTATGTTAAATCGACGTGCTATTTCACCATGCGGAACGCCAGCCTGACGCATCTTGAATATTCGCAAATCTCGCTCGGCAAGGAACTCACGCGTTAAATTGCTCGATTTTTCAGCCATGTGAGATAAGTCCTAAGAAGAGTGCTTACTAAATTCTAGTACTACAAACGGCCAATCTACACCACGAGCCATCTGGGTCGGCCAATCACGCTGGTCGCGAGCTCCACGGAAGTGCCCAACGTTGTACACGTACCCGCTTGGATTAGTGGGGTCTGGGGTTAATGCAATGCCAAACTCTGGCCAACGAGACCACACGGATGAACCAAATGGACGTAGGTCTCGTGACGCGCCTGTACTTCCTAGTGGAGCGTGATGCTCAAGCCAAAGTGCGCACTTATATACGTCGCGAATCATGTCAAGATACTTTGCGACTTCTATAGCCAACGCTTCGCTCGTACGGGTTCCGTTATCAACAAATGATTTATACATTGGGCCCAGACATATAAGTTCAGGCTTGACCATCTCTATGTACTGCTCTATAAGGATTCTGTCACGGGCGCTTGTTAGGTCTAGGCCGTCAGGCTTTGCGAGCAAGTGCGCGTCTACCTTTTTAACCCCTGAGTGACGCATAGCTTGAGCCATGATGCTACGTGACGTACGGCGAATAATCTTCTCAGGGTTTTCTAGGTCTATTGTCAGCGTTCTGATGGGTGGGATTTTCTGAAACGTGAATGGGTGTATCCCAGCCGCTGTACACAATGCGACTTGGCGGGCCAGCATTGTTTTGCCGACACCCTCGGCAGCAACAACCATAACTCTTTCGCCGCGTTCCAAAACACCCGGAATAACCCAATCGTATGTGTCATCATCTTCTTCCTCTAAGAAATCTTGCCACACTACTAAGCGGCCGGTTCTATCTGATATTTTTGTATCGTCAGCGCTGTTAAGCAACAACACGGAACGATTGATTTTCTGCTGAAGTGTCAACTTCTCTTTTGCAAACACGTCTAGAATTTTTTCGAGCACAATGTCTTCAGGGGTTGGCTCGTCACCCTCAACCAAATCAGGAAGAGAGTCTGCACGCTCGTAGAAATCAACACCTACTAAATCATCGAATGACTTGCCAGCAATAAAATGGTCTGAGATGTCTTTGCCCACGGGCGACACCCATATGTTGCATCCACGGGTGCCTGCGGCTTTAAGTTTTGCCGCAACAGCAAGAGCGTGCTGTCGACCTACTTCATCGTTGTCCGCAACAATTTCAACATGCGCGTTTGCTAATAAATCCGTATACGACTGGTCCCATTTGCCAGCGCCACTATCCATGGTTGTGCCACAGATGCCTAAATCAGCGAGTGTGTCAGCATCTTTTTCACCTTCCACAAGCCACACGGGGTCACCTTTGGCAATTGCGTTGACGACTTCAGGCAGGCGATACAACACGCGTCGCACAGCAGGCTCTTTAAGATTCCATATGTATTCACCCGCACGTTCAGGGTCTGGCTGACGATTAGCAAAAGATTTACCGCCATCATCTAGACGAAAACGTACTTTCTCATAAAGAAGTACTCCATCTTCGTCATAGTAGGGATAGACCTTCTCGACTTTCTTGCCAACGTTGCGCTTTGCAGGAGCGCTACGGGTGTCTTGAGCAAACTTTGGTGCAGGCACCCAGTCATCATCATCTTCGGAGAAGAGTTCGCGTGGTTCCATGCCGATTGATTTACATATCTCGTCGAGTGAACATGAATTTCCACGATGACAATGCATTAACGCAGTGCCCTCATCGTTCTGCGAAATAGCAAGAGATGGGTTGGTGTCGTCGTTACGACACGGACAGCGTGCCATCCACTGGTTGCGACCAGTTTGTCTCACACCCTCTAATAGGTTTAATACTGTATCGACAGGCTTAGAAATTTGGTTCATGAACGGCAACCTTTGTAAATAGTTTTAACGTGCCGTTGGCTTTTCTTTCACGAGCTATCGCATCTCTTGCTTCAATGTTTAAACCACCCCAGATGCCATACGGTTCCACCGATGAGATTGCATACTCTAAACACTCAACACGGACATGGCAACCAGCACAAATCTCTTTTGCAACGACCAAGTCACGATAGCGAACTCCTTTTGCATGACGTTCTGGAAACCACCATTCTGTTGGGTAACCAGTGCATGCACCATTCTGTGGTGGCTGTTCTTCGAATGGGACAACCCATCGTACTCCGCGTGTGCCCATGTGGCCTCCCTTGACTAAAGAAAGATTACAGGCTTACTTCCGAAATAGCAATCTCTATTCAAAGATTTGAGCGAGGCGACGCAGTCCGTAAGCTATTCGATTGCTAATGGTTGTTTGACGACCAAGATGTTTTTCAACAAACACTTGAGCTTTGCGATTTGACACATTGGTGATGTCGTACACCATTTCGCGATAGTCGTCAGAATTAACAAAGTGCTCCCATAGATGTTCATCGAATGCGTCATACATGTGAAACGTCATTGACTCAAGACCACTCTTGTCTGCAATTATTTCAAGACGCCAGTCGGTGTTTTTTTCAATCGCCAATAGCAAATCGGTCATTGCGGCAACACCGTCGTTTTCGAAAGCTGCCTTTACAAATGAGTTTATTTGTCGCTGGCGATGAAGTATCCATGCGTCGTCGATGTCATCGATTTCGTCCTGGGACATCTCCTCAGTGCTTATTTCGATGTCGTCGTCATCGTCTTCCCAGTCAAACATATCTTCAGGGAAAAAGTCTCTAGCCATCCACTTAGTTTAGCACCAGAGAATGAGTAAGCAACTTCTTCTGCGTAACGCTTGATGTGTCGTCCATGGACGCCATCGCATTTCCTATTTTGTCGTCCGTGCGAACATGGTCAAAGTATTCAGCAATCGCGTTATATATAGACCATCCGTTAAATCCAAAGCTTCCTGCATTACGGTCGTTTAGATATATCGAGAGCACGCTGTCAAGAGTATCTTCTCTGTTTTTTTTCTGTCGGGATGATTCGTCTCTGCCCGCTGGGAAAACACCATTTAAAACATCGCTAAGTTTTTTACTTCGCAGCGGCACATTAATGCTTAACATTCGCTCGGCTTCGATACGAAACTTGTCAGTCCATTCTGTAGATAAGCGCAAAACGGTTCGGGCGTCATCTAATACTGTGTCGACATTGCGTGTGTGTCTAGCGGTGAACACGCGTTCTGCATTTCTCAACCCAAGAACAACAGTGTTTTGACACACGGCCCTAATGTCAGTGTTTGCGTACCTGATTGGCCACACGCCGTCATGTCCTGTTGAAACAACTAGGTACCTAGCGATTTTGTCATTAACGCCTGCGGGGTCCACAAATGTAGCGCCAAGCTCTATGGTCGAGAAGAAGCGTCCGCCACCCTTGAGTACGCCGACCGTATCCATGACCGCATCACCAGAAGACGTGCCAACAACGGCTAATGCGCGCTCTAGTACTTCCCTGTTTTGACGAACCACGTATCTTGTGCCAACAGTTGCAATGGGGTTTATGGACCCGTCAGTGTTCTGTCTTACAGTGGCGCGACTATCCTCGATAATGACGACAGAGCCGTCGGAATTGCGTATCAATTCTCCGGAGTCATCTACTGCGGCTACACGTGTTAATAGCACGTCATAGTCAGCCTCGGCTGCCTCAAGCATCGCTTCAAGGGTTTGAAGGCCTTTCATTGGGACACCAAGACGATGCCAGGGGATTACCCTGTCACCTCCTGTGGCATAAGCCATCCTGGCCTTGCCCTTTTCTGTGAAATCCAGTTCATGACTCATATGTTTACCTTGAATTACAATAGCAGCAAGGGTTTGCTGTGGGCGCAAGATTTTTTATGGTAAGGGGTTGCAAAGTTCTGGAACTCGTGTATATATTTACTTCATGCCCTGGCGTAGTGCCTGGGTCCTACCCAAAGGAAACTTAATGATTATTAAGCGAACCGACGCGGCGAAGACATCCGCGACTGATACGGCAGACACCGTAAAAATTGCAAGCACTGGGGTTCAAACTCTTGGCTCGTACCGTCAACAAACACAAGGCCTAACGATGAATGACATCGTTGTCACGTCATTGACGCAGCCAGGTGCAGTACTCAAGGCGACTGTCACACCAGAGCTTGCACAGGCAATGCTGGAAACAATCAACGGAGAAAACCGACCACTTTCTCAGAGCCGCGTAAAGCAGTATGCAGACGTGTTATCGCGTGGGCAGTATGTGTTCAACGGTGAGTCCATTCAAGTAGGAATCAAAGACGACAACAAGCTCGTTCTCTTAAACGGTCAACACCGCCTTAGTGCATGTGTTGCATCCGGAGTAGCGTTCGATACAGTCTTAGTGTTGGGTCTTCCTCAGAATGTATTCTCCACAATTGACCGTGGTAAGACTCGTAGTTATGCAGATGTACTGTCCGTTGCTGGATATAAGAACACTCACAACATCCAGCCAGCCGCGCGCATCCTCGTAGCAATGGAAGCTGGGTTTAGCCCAACCGTCCGCTCTACCTTGAACCTTGTTACCGCAGAAGACATCCTGCAGTACGTGAATGCAAACCACGACCTTCTTCAAGAAGCACACCAAACTGCGTGTCGCATTAATTCTGTGGTAGGAGGCATCAACAGTGCGTGGGTAATCGCGTATTGCATCATGCTTCAGGACCGTCAGAAGGCAGGATACAGCGGTCACGAAGTGGCTCAGTTCTGTTATGCGATAGAGACTGGTGTTGGCCTCTCTCACGGAAACCCTGCGTTGGCACTCCGTCAATGGTTCGGGCGTGGTGGCTCCAAGCGCAAAGGCCAGTCAGGTAAGAATGTCCTGGAAGCTGCGACCATCATCTCCGCTTTCAACAAGTGGATTAATGGTGACCCACTCTTGCAGGTTCGTCCATGGGCGTACGATTCGACCGACTTCCCAGTGGTGTCGACGTCAACTCCTAGCTCAACAGCTGGATGGCATACCGTTTAACGCGGTGTAGCGATAATTGTGTCCGAGAGGCACGGTCGCTATAATAGATTCTAGAGTGTGGGGCTGGTGTTGCTTAAAAGTATGCCAGCCCCACATTTCTTTTGGAGGTATATATGCCCGTAAAATACGGACACGGACAACAAACTCACCCAATGCAGGACAGCTCGACTGTTACTCAGTACACCAAGTGGTTTGTTCTAAACAACTATGAATATGTAATTCAGTACGCTGCAGGCATGTTTACAATTCACGCACACAGTCTTGTAACGAAGACGACTACAAGATGCGATTCTGCCGAGACGCTTGAGAATGCTTACCATAACGCTTATCGCAAGCTTAAGAACTTCGATAACGTAACCAAATGACACGTCAGAGACTATTTTTAGACATGTCGTGCGTGGATGCAGCACGACAAAGAATGCGACACGTTTATGATACTTTTGATACTGTTTGCGTTCAGTTTTCTGGAGGAAAAGACAGCACAGCTGTTCTTTACTTGGCTAAAGAGATTCATGAAGAACGAGGACTCGGACCGGTAAAGGTAATCTTCCGCGACGAAGAGATGGTTTCACCTACTGTCATCAAGTTCATAGAAGAAGTGCGCAACTATGACTGGGTGGACATGGAGTGGTACTGCTTGCCATCTGGTCAAGAGGTATGGGTGCTTGGTCGTCGTGAGTACTGCTTGCTATGGTCGCCATATCGCGAATCACAAGGACGTCTGGTTCGTGAGATGCCACCTTGGGCGATTACAGCAGAAGACTTTGGGCTAATCCCGGGCGAAGTGCTGCCACAATCAATCGACTACTACACAATGCAAGGTAAAAAAGGTCGAGTGGCATTCATTACGGGTGTACGAGCAAATGAGTCAATGATTCGCTACCGCTCGTGTGTGCAAAAACTGCACGAGAACTATATTGTCACCCCTTACAAGATGAAGAAAAACATACCTCTTCGGTTTGCCAAAGTTATATATGATTGGACAACAGATGATGTGCTTAAATTCATTACTGAAGAGCACGGTGCGTCGTACTGTGAGTACTATGACCTCGCTGCGCTTACAGGGTCTAATACCCGGGTTGGTATACCTTTGCATGCTGTGGCAATTCGAAGACTCAATGATGTCTGCCGTACGGAACCAGAGTTCTATGACCGACTATACGAATGCTTCCCCCACATCGACGCCCAACGAAGACTATGGGCAGACTACGACCTCGACGGAAGAATAATGCAGTATGCCTCGGGTGGCTGGGATGGAGTTCGACGTTGCATTGAGGACAATGTCGTCACGCCTGGTTTAAAGAAGCGCGCGATGGCTTACTGTGCCGAGTTTCGTAAGAAGAACGCAAAAGACCCACGGTCATACCCGCTACATTGGCTTGTTCGCAATCTCCTCATACATGAGTTCAATATCAACTCAGTGACCCCCATTGGTCCGGGAACGCGTGCCTACACAATTCAGGCAGAAATCAATGACTCAATTGACCGTCTTGATGAGATTGTTGATAGATGACGGCCCTAAAAACACCATTGCTTGAGATATAGAGAGTTGACCGTTATCGTTCTCGGTAACAATCAGTTCTACATCCCCTACGGTTACACCAAGGGCTGCTGCTAAAGACGCCCTGGTTCTTGCTATGTCTTGCTCGTAAGACGCAATTTCAGTAGTGAGCTCATCGTGAATATCCGCAAAGTCAACAAAGACGGCGGGCTTAACAGAAAGCTGTGCCAACGTATCTTCGGCCATTTGTGCCTTAACGCACCCGGTACATGAGATAACGCTTGTAGGGGCGTAGCGTTTGCGCACCTCAGTGTGGCCGCAATCAAGCTTGTGGTGATATTCGACACTTCCCCAACCGCCCGTCTTTACGATTTCAACAACGGTTCGCTGCGGTGCACTCTTCTTATTAATCTTCATCGTCTTCAAACATATCAACGATTATGCGTGAGAATTCTAGAAAAGCTGGAGTAATCCTGAAGAGCGCTTCACTCTTGTCGTTTGTACCGACGTATTCAATAAGCTTGTTTTCAAGCATGAAAAATATGTGCCACTCGGTTTCCCACTCAGCGTCATTCATCCATTCCATTTATCTTGCTCCGGCGTAAGCCTTCGGCAAGAAAATCCAGAACAAGCTGTTGATTACCATCATTAAATTCTACATCGCTACCTTCGGTTGCCTGATTCACTACATCACGCTTGGATTCAATGAGGTTGTAGATTTTTTCATCAATGGTGCCCTCTGCAAGAATATAGGTTGACATAACAGAGCCTTTTTGTCCAATTCTGTGGCAACGTGAATAGGTTTGGTCAACATCAGCGGGTGTCCATGGCATTTCAACGAACACAACATCCTGTGCTGCCGTAAGTGTGTGGCCTGTCTTGGCAGCTTGGATTGAGAGCACCATCACGGGCGCTTCATCAATAGACCCCGTCTGAAAGATTCTTTTATTCTCTTCTACGTCTTCAACCTTCATGCCGCCCTGAATCTTTAACCCGCCATACTTCTTGGCTATAGCGTCAACTATTTCTCTATGGTGTGCGGCAACAACAACTTTGTCTCCCGCAGTTAGCTTCCCATCTATCCACTCATTAACGGCATCCATCTTTGCTTTGGCAGCCAGTCTTCGGAGCACCGATATGCGAACTAGGTGTTCGTTGGACTCTGCTTTGATACGGGCCACGACGGCAGCAGAGTAAGGAGACTTGCCGAGTTCTTTTGCTAACTCTTTAGCGCGATTAGCCATGTATTCAATAATGTCGTCTTCGGCTTTGACGTATTCCGCCATGGCTGTCGGGTTGGGAGCTACGACAATCTTTGAATGTCGGACCGGTGGCAACTCTTCAAGCACGTCACTTTTAATCCGGCGAATATAACACTGGCTTCGGAGCATGTCGTTTAGTTCATCTAGGTGAGACGAGCCGTCGATATGCCACTGTCCGAATCTGTCACGGAACGCTGCGCAGTATCGTCGATAAAAACCCCACAGGCCACCAAACTTATTTAGTTGACCGAGAATGTCAAGTTGACTTGCGTATTCTGCGGGTCGGTTGGTAATTGGTGTTCCGGTAAGACAAAGGACCAAACCATCCTTGGGGGCTGACCGTGCCATCTTAATAGCGGCTTTTGTTCGCTTTGCCGTTGGAGTCTTTGCGTAGTGTGACTCGTCGAATACATATGAGCGATGTCCTTTCAACTGGTTTTGCCAATGGTCGATATTGCTGTAACCAACAACGAGTACATCGTAGGTTCCTGGTTCCGGCATGTCTTTACGGTTAGACACCGTTGCAACACGTCGAAGCGGTAACCACTTTTCATACTCTTTGGCCCAGTTCAACACCAGCGTCGGAGGACACACGACCACGGCAGGGTACGAGTCCATGACGTACTCCATGGTTGCTATAGCCTGCATTGTTTTCCCTAGACCCATATCGTCAGCGATAAAACATCGTCTTGCGTTTGCCGCATACTTAACGCCGGCCCGTTGATACGGCAGCAGTTCTCCCTGAAGGTTTGGTATGTCTATCTCTGCATCGCGTGCGCGGGATGCTGCTATGGTCTCGTTTTTGCTTTTTTCCATCACGGCAGCAACGGTCATGACTCGCTCGGCTATTGGTTCATCGAATTTATCCGCCCATGCAATGGCGTCATGTATGGCAGCGAGTGGAACTCTCCATGCCTTTGTCGGTGGATGCCATGTTACCGATGGCAACGATTTGACTGACCTGACCTTTACGGGGTCATACAGGAAGCTTAGATACACCCAATCGTCGTCGATGTATACACCCGCGGCTTTATTGGACGACTCCGGCAAATTAAACTTGAGTACTTCGTTGTCAATCTGAAAAAGGTTATGCTCAGCGAACTCTCGAGCTTCATGGATGCTTGTCATGGGTATTCGCCACACCTTGGCTACCTTGTCCCACTTTGCTCCTGGAACAGCTTTTACTTGGGCTACCTGCTCGGCGTCGTACGGAAAAGAAGCCGCTAGGTGGTCGTCCCATAAGAAGAGAGTGCTATTATCCATTTCGATAACGAGTCTAATACGCTTAGGAATGGAAAACAATGGGCGAAGAGCATTTTTATGACAATGAAGACATATCGCGGTCATGGACCGAATTGCACACGTCTTTAGATGTTGGACACAAAACTGAAACACAGTATGCCGAACTTCTCCAGGCGGTTAGATGGATGCTCCCAAGATTAATGGAACACATGTCTCAAGAGATGTGGGCCGCTGGGTGGCTAGAAGGTCTCGACGAAATTCTCCCGAAAGAATTTCCAGCTATCGATGTTGCGGCAAAACATTTAGGCAGTATCTGCACCTACTGGGATGGTAGAGACGATAACGAAGGCGTGTGGCGCGATTATCAGTAGTCATCTTCTCTAGGCGCTCCAACCCGTGATGCTGCATTGCGTTTGCCAATCCTGATGGCTGCATCAACGCCTTTAGCGGTTATTTGTACGGAACCATCGGGAAACTCAGTCATATACCCGCAAGACACAAGCGTCTTGATGCCTTTGCGCCATTTGTCGGTACGTACTTCTCCAACGCGAAACTCACGGTAATCCTCGAGCGTAAAAATGCCCGGTGGGCGTGTTCTGGTAACAAAAGAGGCATAGCTGAGAATGTACGACGCCCATGAGTGCTTGGCGATGACTTTGTACGGAACTCCGTAGTCTGGGTAACGAACAGCGTGTGGTATTTCATTATTCATGGTTGCATCTTACAGCGACAATATTAATGTCACACGGGGCTGCGAAGTTCATTCCTGGAATGAACGAGCAGACCGCGAGCGGAGTACCGTCTGGAACGAACGAAGTTTTTTGCTTTCTTGGAGGTGCAACCCCAAGAAGCAAAATGCGTAGTGAGTGGAAGGTCGGTACGGAGCGAGCGGGGCTAACAAGAGCCGTCAAAAGTGACGACGGACGGGGGCTGTGATGGCAAAACAAAAGGGGCGCACCCGATGGCACGCCCCTTCTTCCTTTTGTAAAGTTTCTAAACTGTAAATAAAACTATGACCGCTAATACGGTAATTAGTGCTGACATCTTCCCCCTCTCATGGTCTTGGGTCAAAATACGGGTCGGGAATGGTTGTATCCCATGGGCAGGGGTAGTGGTGATATGTACAATCAGGTATATTGTCGTCCCAACTTTCGCCAACTTTCGCCGAGCAATAAGTGAGGCTTCCGAGCAATACCATCAAGAGACTCCACCGAACGCACGAGCGTACGAAGTAGTACATGATAATCCTTCTTTTAGGTCTCCACCCACCTTGTACCTTACAAGTCACAACGACAAAAAGCAAGCAATGTGACAAACGTCATGCCGCGCAATTCTCAAAGAAGTAAAAAGCCGAGCGCAGCGAGTCCGAGGAATTGTTCCGCCCCTGGCGGCTGGTCTTGTGATGCCCGAATATGTATAACGGGGCTGCGAAGTTCACTCGTAGAGTGAACGAGCAGACTGCGAGCGGAGTCACGTCTGGAACGAACGAAGTTTCTTTGTTGCTTTCGGGCAAAGTCCGAAGCAACAAGATGCGTAGTGAGTGCAAGGTCGTGACGGAGCGAGCGGGGCTAATACCCCCCGCGAAGACCCGATGCTGCGGCCGAACCCTGACACACCCCTTCTTCCGCACTATAACTTGTGAACTCTAAAAAGTCAAGTCTTTTTTCGTCACTTTCCGTGGTTTTTTGACAATTTTCGTCACCCACAGTGGTCAAACAGAAAAATAGGACGAAAAGTTCCTCGACTGCGCCCCCGTGCTCGAGCTGGGCTGAGCCATCTGGGGCAGTTGCCGGGGCTACTGCCCCAGATTAGAAACAACGGTGGCGGAAGACGGGCTGCTGGGCTGAGTTTCGGGAAACACTAGACACGCCCAACGCCCTGTGCTGATTGTCGGGTGTTCTCATCTGGCAAACACGGCTTCGCTGCTCTGAGGGCTTCTCAGGTCGGTTTGCGAGGTGTTCAGGGGCAGCGCAAAGCCGCCATTCCCAATCTAAGAACGGCGGCTTGTCTAAGACGGTATTGAGAACAGCGCAACGATGGCGAAGACGACAATGAGAGCACTCATGGCATACCTAATACGCCGACAGAAAGCAAAGCGGGGTCGCACTCATGCTGCGTTCCGTTGCTGTCCTCAACTATGAGAACCTCTCGTCGTGGTGGCTCTGTGCCGCACGGGTATTTGGCTGCCTTGTGCCAACCTTTACAAGCGCAACGCTCGCATACCCCGTCCCATGTTTCGGGGTCTCGCCACCATAAATGGGTGTCGTAGTTGGCTATCATTTCCGCAACCGTCCCCACAAAGGGTATCGGCTCGTTGATGGTGTTGATTATTCGCATGGCAGCGACTGTACTGGACAACACAGTAGATGTCAAGTGTTATTTGTCACACAGACCGGAGCGTCTTCACGAAGTTCCGGCAGCGGCAGCCTCGCAAAGTTCCGGCAGCATCTCAACCCCCCGGCAACTGGGATTGGGTTATTGATTAGCGGGGCTCACGCCCCCGTGATGGCACTTTTGTGACGGTGGTGGAAGAGGGCTGGGGCGAGACAGCAAAAAGCCCTCGCCCGAGGGGGTTCAGGCGAGGGCTTTAGGTTGGTGAGGGATTATCGGCGTGGAGAAAGTAGCGCAGCGAGTCCGACTGGGTGGTCGTTCCCCATGCGGCTGCGAATTTCTGCGTCTACCACTGCAACGATGAGGTTGTTCTCTTCGTTTTCTTCGTAGTCTGCACTGAGACGGATAATCTCGTACAGTTCCACTAGCGTCTTGCCTTTAGCAAGTTGTTCTGCTTCTGTCTTTGTCATTATTTTTTCACCCCCTTGGTTATGGTTACACCTTATAGGGTGCAATGCACAATAGCAACATGACATTTGTCACAGCAACTTTGAGCCACAGCCCAACGCCGAGGCAGTTGCGATGAAACCTGCCGACTTGGCGACCAAACCTGATGCGAAAGCAATAGTCCCGTATCCCCAAGATGGGTATACGGGGCTAACGCGGGACGGAGCCATCGCACGTGCGACTGGGGGTTGCGCTAAGAGAAAAACTGCAATAGACTTACCTTTCGCTTGGTTTTTGTCACTTTCCGTGAACTTTTTGACCGTCCGACCACAAAGAGTGAGCGTTTCTCAAAGAACAAAGCCGTCAGTCCGATGTCGCCCGTCGTGAAGAACTCAGATGCCAGACATCAACTGGGTTATTGGCGGGGCTGATAACCCAGTCGCATTTACGACGGTGGTGGAAGACGGGCAAAGAAAAAGCCCGCCGTAAAAAATACGACGGGCTGACTCTGTGGTTTTAGATGGAAAATAAAAAAATAAGCGCCACCACGATGATGATGGCACTCATTCGCTAGGCGTCTCCTTCGGTGGACACTCACCTTGCTTGTGGAAGCAACCTTTGCTCCGAAGCCAAACGCAATCTGTTCCCTCCTCAATAATAGTGTCGCACCGACCACACTTTGTGTGACTAAATGCTTTGACTATCTTTCCTGACGAGTTACTAAATCGTTTTGACCTTTGGACTTTGGTTTCTTCCGGATAGAACTCCGGCATAAACACCTCCTTAGGTACTAGCAAACTACAACCTGTACACCACAATAGCAACGTGTCATTTGTCACACCAAGACGAAGCCAGTTTGACTTGACCCAGCACAGCCGACCTGAGCAACTCCGTCTGGCGATGCCATCTGGGCAGAAGTCCCGGACGGCCGATGCTGGCCATCGGGGCTAACGCGGGACGCCTGGCCAAGGGCCGGCAGTTGGCCATCTTCGGTTGTTTTTCCTCGAACTAAAAAGTAAAGTCGAGCAAAAATGACCACTTTTAGTGAACTTTTGTCAATTTTGACCACCCACAGTGAAGTTTCCGAAAAACAAACGCAAAAAACCCTCGAGCTGAACGTGCCCGTCGAGCTGAGCTGGGCTTCTGGGGGGCGGGGTAGCGGGGCTCCCGCCCCCCACAACTTACTTTGACGGTGGCGGATGAGGGCGAGTGGGTACAAACAACAAGCCCGCCCCCTTGCGGAGACGGGCTTGCTTGTGGTTGGCTGGATTAGCGGTCTGGATTAGGCGTTGCCTGCACCGTGAACTGCCCGCTTGCATCGTGGTGAGATAGGTGACAAGTGAGAATCATCGTCTCGGAGTCAAGCGTGTATCGCAATGACCATTCCGTACGAACGGTAATACTCTCTAACAACCCCATCGGAGTATCGGCGTGGAATATGCCGTTGCGCTTACCGTCCCACAATGGGAATCCGCTAGTGCGCCACCAAGTGTCGCCTTCGTGAATATCCTTGTTGTGTTCAATAAGTGCCTCGGCGGTCATGGCGAACAAGTCTGTCGCCATATCCCACTGCCAGTCCTCTGAAGTGTTACTTATCCCTTCCCACTCAATGACAGAATCGGTCACGATTCCCCCTTTGTGTAGTTGAGAGTTTCAGACTACCAAGTTATTAGTCAATAGTCAAGTAGCCATCGTGTGTCATTAGTCACCTATGGTAAATAGGGCGATGAGGGCTAGAACGACTATTAGTGCAAACATGGCGCGCAACTTAGTCGCTACTGCAACAAATAGCAAATTGAAAAATAGCAACCTCAGCCGCTGCCGCCGCCCGTGCGAAGACCCGTGCGAACTGGCGGGGCTCCCGCCCCCATCTCATTTGCTTTGACGGTGGCGGAAGAAGCGAGCACACAACAAGAAACGCCCGCCCCCTTTCGGGAACGGGCGCACTTGGTTAGTTGGGTTGTTGGGTTGGATTACTTCCAGCAGGAAGCAGAATACACAGCATCGCCGAGGTTCTCGCAGTAAACATCTAGCACTTCGTGCTCAACGACTAGCGTACCTTTGGCTTCGCCACGGTTCACAAGGCGCACACGGCGCACTTCGTACAGGTCTAGAAAGTTGAGCACCACCTCAACCGCACGGCTTTCGCCACACGGCATCAGTAAGCCGATAGTCACGCCATCGCTAGCGTTTATCTTTGCCCACTTACCACCGCACACCGCTAAAAAGTTCATCCTGCCCATTTGAGCAATAACTTCTTGCGGGTCGCACTCACGACCTGAACGGTCACGATTACGCAATGCGACAAGTGACAGGTCAGTATTTGTTAGTTTCATTTCACCCCCTTCCACCTTGCAGGCTACAGGGTACAAGGCACAAACACAAGTGGCAGTTGTCACACCTCAGCCGAGGCAGTCCGAGCCGACAGCCGAGAAACTCCGTCGTGCGCGCGCGCGCGTGAAAGCCCCGATGGCTTGCATCAACCCATCGGGGCTAACAGGCACGGGAAGGGGAGAGGGCCGGTTTCCGTCTGGATAACAAGTCGTCATCAAAAAGTCAAGCACAAGTTTTGTTTTTTTTCGTCACTTTCTGTGGTTTTCTACAAAGTTTGACCACAAAGAGTGAGTTCTTAGCCGAGTTGTTCGCAAAACAAGCAGAAGAAGACCACCCGTCAGTCTTCCTGAGATGGGATGCGAGGATGCTGCGGCGGGGCTGTAGCATCCTCGCATTTACGACGGTGGTGGAAGAAGCCTTCGTGCGCTCTGTTCGCCTGCTTCTGAATAGTTACCCCGACATCACTCTCGCTGATGTGACAAACGACACTTGCAATGTGTGTTTGACACCTGTACCATTCACTCTATGAAAGAGTTTTGTGGAGAAATCATTTACACCAACGCCGATGGCGACAATGTTCAGTCGGACATCTGTAACCATCAAGACGGAGAAATCTCAGACGCATACCGTGCCTTCCTTCACGCCAACCTTGATGAGTGGCTGAACAAAGCAAACGGCAACGGCGCATTTTGGGTTGGCGACCCTGCCTACTTTCACACTTGGGAGAAAGAATGAGCCACCCACCTATCTACTACACGGTGCGTTCGTGTGTTCGGTTCGTCTTTTGGGCGAGCCTCTTGTTTGGAACTTTCTATCTTGTCGCTACTATGGGGGACGAGAAGCAAGGTCTTTCCGACTGCGAGTATTACCACTACCCGTGTGAAACAACAACGACCTTGTACGACCCATACGGGTACAACATCTACCAACCCTGAAAGAGAACATGATTATCTGCGACGCTTGCGGCTTAGAACAACGCAACACACAACAAAGCGTGTCCCCTGATGGGGGCTGGTCTTTACCTATTGACTGCTTCGGCTACTACGGGGGCTTTGACGACTGCGTTGATGTGCTGATAGGTGGAGAGCAGACACGCTTTCCGAGTATGTGCCACGACTGCGTTGTAAAGTTTCTGACCACTTTCCCGTTGCTTGGTGACAAGTTTCAGGGTGGCTGTCACCCGAACTTCATACACACGGACTTCCGTGATGATGGGGACGATGGGACGCTTCACCCTTCGTGCTGTCGCTGGGCTTGGACTTGGAAGAAAGTCGGCAACGGCAAGCCAGAAACCTACATTGGTGATGGCAATGGTGGCTGGGTTCTTTCTCGCCTTCACGAAAGCGAGTAACCCGTGTCTGCCTTCATTACTGTTCTTGCTCTCATTGTGCTGTTGAGCGTTATCAACTAAAAGAGCGTTTGCTCGCCGTTTGAGCCTTCCTGCTTGCCACGCCTAGTTTCTGTTTCTACACAGATGGAGTGAGCGTACTTGTGCTGGTTCTTCACACCCTTTATGCCTGTGTTGTTGTCTGAGCGCACCCACGCCAACACCAACTTCATAGTTCCACCCTGACTTGGCTGAACTTCGTGACCACACAACTCACAACTGTATCTGACATACGACATAGGTGAATAATACCTGGCGGGGCTCCCAACCCCAACCTGTTTGATTTGACGGTGGGGGAAGAGGGCTGAGTGGGCGCACAAAAAAAGGGGGTCGCCCACCACATTGGCAGGCGACCCCCCTTTCCGTAGGGGGTACGGTCTAGTTGTTCGGTGCGCTGTCGTAGGCGTGACACGCCATCGTGAACGCCTTAAAGATGTCTGCGATAGTTCCCCCTGTTTCACCCTGTTCATCGGCTTCGTCATAGACAGGCAAGCCGTGGTCGTCGTAGCGATAGAACACGGTGGCACAGTTTGTGCTTCCGTCCCACGAATAGATGCTGACGATAAGACCTTCACGCACATCGCTTGTTGGGTTCGTCTTGTATTCTTCTTCCAACATTCCACGATGCCACCCTTCGGGCAGTTCGCCGTTCTGAGATGGGCTGGCGTAGCCTTCTACGACATACGCAAGCCAGTTCCAACGCACCGATGAGAACTTGTCCACCATCATTTCTGCGAGTACCGACAACATCATCGGCAAAGTTTCCGTTGGGTGTCCATCGTTGTAGTCGGGTGCGATGAAACCTTCGCCTGTCGGCAGTTCACCGATTAGTACAGGTGGCGCGTCACACATACCGTTGTTATCAACACACATTTCGTACTTGACTTCCATCGCTCGCTTGACGACCTCAGCAAGTATTTCCTGTGGTGTTTGTTTTTCTTCTTCTTCCATTGTGTACCCCCCTGTGGGTGTTAGGTCTATTTGACAAAGGTCAGGTTACAGGTGACAAGTCATAATGTCAATAAGTTGTTCTGTGTCGTCTGTCACACAACAGGTCGGGAGTTGGAGAACCGAGCGAAACGGGTCATCTGGGGCGATGATGCGCCCGATAGCCCCGCGATGCGCAGCGGCCGTCCGGGGCTCCCCAGTTGCCAGACGGTGGTGGAAGAAGCACGGGTGAAGGGCGAGTTCACGGGGGGTGTGCGAGTGAGTGCGAGCGAGTTTGACCCCGAACACCTCATGCGAACACCTGTTCGTAGCGTGAGACGGTTTGAGCGTTTGTGTCTCACGCGAACACCTGTTCGGCGAACGCTTGTTCTGTGACGCAGTTCACACAAACACGATTTGCATTTGTCACCTACACCCTGTAAGTTACTAGGTGGGATAACACGCCCAGCCAGCCCGAAAGGGAAGCGACCTACCCATAGGGATTTGGTGGCTAGGCGTGGGGAAGCGTCGTAGGGAAGGCGCAACCTATCCCACCACTACATAAGAACCGAGAAGGGGAACCATGACACGCAAGGACTACATCTTGCTTGCAAAGTTTCTCAACGACAAGCGCAAAGACTTGGAAGCGAGCATGATGCCACAGGCAGAAGCAACGCTGAAAGGTTTTGACGAGGCTATCAAAGCAATCGCCAAAGCCCTACAATCCGAGAACTACCGTTTTGACGCTGAGAAGTTTGCAAACGCAATCACCAAATAAACCAAACCAACCCAACTAGCCCCATGCTTTACGGCGTGGGGCTTTTTGCTGTCCATGTTTCCACCCAGTCTCAGAACCCAGAAGAACTCCCAGATGGCACGGAAGTCCCGGACGGCATTTCCGTCCCGCGGGGCTCGCACCCAAGTTTGACGGTGGTGGAAGACCCTTCACGACGGACTGCCTCTCGTTGGCTGTCTCAATGTGCCAACTGTCACACAAATAACCTATTGACATTTGCGCTGTATCCCCTACACTTAGCACTACCTACTGAAAGGGGTATCCAATGGGAATGGATGTTTATGGCGTAGAGCCAAAGAATGAGAAGGGCGCATACTTCCGCAACAATGTGTGGTGGTGGCGTCCCTTGTGGGAGTTCTGCGAGTTTGTCGCACCTGAACTGACCTCTATGGTTGAGAACGGTTACTCCAATGACGGTGACGGGCTTGACGGGGAAGATGCGAAAGAACTCGCTAAGACACTCCGCAAGAGCCTGCGTGACGGAACGCTGGACAACTACGAGCAGACACGCACCGAATGGCTTGCGTCTTTGCCTATCCGTCCTTGTCACCATTGTCAGGCAACAGGGAAGCGTACTTGGTACACCAACCCGAACGAGCCACACGAATACAAGGCATCTATTTCTTACGACCTCATGGAAGCCATGATGAATGAGAAAGACAACGAAGGCAACGGCAACGGAGAACTTCCGACCTACACCATTGTTGAGAAGCCCGAAGGCTGGACAGAAGAAACGAAAGAATGTAACGGCTGCGAAGGAACTGGCGGTCAGCAACATTGGGCAAAGAACTATCCGTTTGACAAGAAGAATGTTCGTGAGTTCGCTACTTTCTTGGCGAACTGCGGTGGGTTCAAGATTTGCTAATGAAGCGCATTGACGAACTCGCAAACGAATGGATGAAGGGCGCACTTGCTGGAAAGCGGGTGCGCCTTATCCATTGCTCAGACCCATACACAAAACTACAAAACGGTGATGAAGGCGTTGTGGACTACATTGACGACATGGGTACTATTCATGTCAAGTGGGACAACGGCTCATCACTCGGTCTATTACAAGGAGAAGATACATGGACATACATTTAGAACCCGAAAGTCCCCTCACGGACTTGACTAACGAAGAACTGGTTGATTTGTTAGACGAGCAATACTTCACGCTCGGCACTACTGGCTCAGAGGCACTAGAAATAGTGCTAGGCGATTTAGAGGCAGGCGAGTACCTGAACACGCACGGCATCTCAGACGAGCGCATGATGTGGGTAGTGGCAAGCCTTGCTCGCCGACTTGCGCCTGCGTGGAACACCCCTGCTATGGAGTATTACCGAAAGATGGGTTGGTACGGTTTATTTCCTGACGAGGGGAAAGTCACTAGCAAATGAACTGACGAGGGCTAACCCCCCGTTCCCCTCGTCACACGCTTAGCCCCCGTTCATGTCTCACGCTGGCATGAACGGGGGCTTTGCTTTGTCCGTCATTCCGTTTCCATCTGGGTTGCCATCTGGATTATGAAACCCGCCGGGGCTCCCACCCCACCCGTGCTTACTTTTACGGTGGTGGAAGACGGCTGGGTGAAAGTTCGGGGACAGCGTAGAAGTTCGGGGACAGCACAAAGCCCCACCAACCTGTCGTGTCCGAGGGCTGGTGGGGCTGAGTAGTGAAGTGAGTGGGTGTGGTTAGTTCTGTCGTGCGACCAAGTAAGCGATTGCTGTCATAAGGGCGTTAGCGAGTGAACCTTGACCACTTTCGTCTGTGATGAGGTCATCAGGCTCGTCGGCAAAGCGAAGGGAAGAACCCATGTGCTTTTCTTTGTCCACGCAAGTCACAAGGCGCACACGGCGACGAAGTGGGTGCTGGCTAGGTAAGCCATCAGGATTACCGTCTGCGCCGAGTGGGGAAGCCCAACCTGTCGTGATGATGCCGATACCGAGTTCGTGTTCTTTGAGGTGGCTGTCTGTAACCATCTCTAATGCTTCATACGCATCTCCGTCACGAGTGAGGATACGGATACCGTCGTTAGTGAAGGCGAAGGTGACTGCTTCTTCCATTTGGAATGGGTCATCACCACCCTCGGGATTTGACAGGTTGGCGAGTGATGCCACCTCTAATAGTTGCTGTGTCACTTATGTCCCCTTTCGTGGGAGTAGTAGGTGGGTACACCTTACAGACAGCAAGGCACAATGTCAATAAGTTTATCTGTGTCGTTCGTCACACGATTATTCAGACACCTCACAGCCTTGGGCTGACTTTGAGCAACTGAAACCTTCTGGCGACATCTGGCGACATCTGGGACATCAGCCCCGCGGGGGGATTTCTCTCGGCGGGGCTCGCAAGAGCAACGGTGGTGGAAGATGCCCCCTGCGCCCGTGCGTGTGTGTCTGCCCGTGCGTGTGTGCGCCTACCTGTGTGTACCTGTGCGCCTGCCCGACCCCTGTGACAAACGACACACAAGAAAGATGTTGTGTCTGTGCCTTACACCCTGTACCTTTCACCCCGTACCAAACAGCCCGATGGCAGGGTCGCTAGGTGTGTGGCAAATGTCACACAGGAACCTATTGACAAATGCCATTGACACCTGTAAGGTACACATTGTCACTTTGACACCTACCAAATAGAAAGAAGGAAATGCCGTGACACACTCAGTAGAGCAGGCAACACGCTTGTACCTCTTGGCGAAAGAAGCCAACGCACAAGCAGAAGCAAAGAAGAAGGAAGCAGAACAGGCATTGCGTGAAGCACTCGCCCACGCAGGCATCTCCACAAGCGTTGTGGACGGAATGAAAGTCGCCATCGTAGATGGAGAGCGTAAGTCCTATGACGCAGACAAGTTGGCAATGCTCGTGAAGCCTGCCACCTACAAGAAAGTCACCAAGCCCGTAGTGGACGGTGAAATGTTGGAAAGCGCAGTTGCCATCGGCATCATCTCGCAAGAAGTGGCAGACACCGTTACGAAAGTCACCACCTACTCACAGGTGCGTACAACTGCCATCTCGCCCGATGCGAAGTCCAAGTCCAAGTCCACCGACACAGCGCAGGTCGCCTAGTCAAGAAAGTCTCGTGAGGGGTGGGAGACACAGCAGATGCTCGCCCACCCCTTACAAGAACAGCCGTTAGAAATAATGGCTACCAAGTTGTGTGCTACTAAGAAAGTCGCTACACTCAACCTCACCTACAAACTCCCGTGAAAGGGGAACTACAATGGCAACATTAGAAACTACCGAGAAACTGCCTGCCTGCTGGCAGGAAGTCCAAGACGCATTAGAGGCAGGCATTGACCGTCTTATCCTCTTTGGAGTGCCTGGGACTGGCAAGACATACGCAGGTCTGAACTATGGCAACATAGAGGCAGGCGCATACCGTCTTATCTGCACCGATGACATGACTAACGCCGATGTGACAGGTTGCTGGCAACCTAATGAGCATGGCTCGTGGTCATGGCTTGACGGGTCTGCTATCCGTGCGTGGAAAGGCGACAGCGTTACAGGTGGTCGCCTCGTCATTGACGAAATAGACAAGGCTGGTGGCGATGTGTTCGCTACATTGCTCGCAATGACAGACAGCCCTGAGAGTGCGAAGTGGGAACACCCACAAACTCGTCAGGTATTGCGCCCGAACTCAGGTTTCAGCGTGGTGATGACTACGAACATTGAGCAGATGAGCGAACTGCCTATCGCACTCAAAGACCGTTTCCCCGTGTGTGTGCGTATCAACGAACCACACCCGTCAGCACTCCAACGCCTCTCGGAAGATTTGCGTGACTACGCCCGTCAGATGGCAGACGCAGGTGAACGCCGTATCTCTCTCCGTGCGTTCTACGCCTTTGACCAACTCCGTACAGCACTCGGAACGAAACGCGCCGCCGAAATGGTCTTTCGTGACCGTGCCAAGAGCGTTGTGGACGCTATCGCTATCAACACAATGACCCCTCAGAAGTAGGGGGGGTCATTGTGAGCAAGAGCAACGATACGCCGATTACGGCGAACATCGCACAGGGGTCTGTACCTATGTACCCTGAGCCTGAAATGTTGTCTCGTGACGACAACACGGCGACTACCGAAAGCAAGCGTTGGAAAGTAGTCAATGTTCAGCCTGTGCGTGGTGAGCCGTGTACCGATGTGAACAACCGTGAAATGCGTGTGCCAATGTATGACACCGAACACTCACGGCACATACGGGCGCACGAAATGACCCACGCTAAGGTGTCACCTACTACGAAGCAGTTTGACAAATGGCTGGCTCGTGGATACGCCAAAGCACCAACACTTGTGCGTTGTGAAGAACTCCGTGTCAATGTGTTGGTTGCCCACGCAGGGTTTGAGCCTCAGAACCACTTAGGCGATGGAAGCGAACATCTCGCAGGCAAGCGCACAGCAGAGGCAGGTGACTTTCTTTCTTGTGTGCTGGACGCTATTGCGTTCCGTAACACAAACGGATACGCCCAATACTTGCGTGGTGTCGCACTTCATCAGCCCACATGGGTAGAACTGCTGGAAACTATCAGCAAGACAGGGGAAGATTACTTCCTCTCCATCTTGGGTAACTCACGCTCGCACCCGAAACTGTACGACACTCACACACGCCTTCCCCTCTCAGGGTTTGGCTATGTAGAGAACTACGCCAAATGGGTAGAGCAACAAGTGGGTGCGCTATGCGATAATCCGACAGGTCAGCCACAGCCACAGCCCGAAGGCAAGAAAGGCGAAGGCGAAGGTGTTGGCGAAGGCGACAGCGATGGCAAGTCTGCAACAGAGAAAGCGAGCGAGAGCCTCACACATGACCGTTGGGGTCGTGGCACTATTCCGAAGCGTGGTCGTGATGCTATGTGGGAAGAACTCAAAGTTTCCACGCCTTCATTAGAGCGCAATGTTATGGGTGCTATCGGGCGTAAGCGTGTTGCGTCAGCGACAGGTCGTAATCCTCGCCGTATGTCTCGCCTACTCACCGACCCCGAACGCCGTATCTTTGACCGAACGGTGAAAGGCGCAGGTGGCGTGGTACTCATTGACACAAGTGGTTCTATGAGCCTCTCGCACGATGAAGTGATGGAGATGGTACTAAACGCACCGTCAGCACTTGTGGCGCAATACTCAGGCAATGGCAGTCGCCCGAACCTGTATGTTGTCGCCAACAAAGGCAAGTGCGTGAGAGAACTTCCGTCACCTAATGGTGGCAACGGAATGGACGCACCTGCCTTGCGTTGGGCTATCGGAAAGCGTCAGCGTCAGAACGCCCCTGTAATCTGGGTAACAGATGGTGGAGTGACTGGCAAGGGCGACAGTTGGCAAGAGGACTTAGTGATGGAGTGCGTAGCACTCGTGAAGCGTCACGGTATCTACACCTGTGAGACACCTGAGCAAGCAGTCACAATGCTGAAAGCAATGGCGAAGGGCGAGAAGGTGACTTCCATTGTTCCATCACACATGAAAGGTGTGTATGAGAGCGTGACAGGTCACGAACTAACCTTCCGTTAGAAAGACCGTATTCGGGCAGGTTCGCAGTAGTGAGCCTGCCCGAAGGCGTGGCGAGTGGGTGGTATTTACCCCCTTTCAGCCACTCACTCGCCTGAACTCGCCCCACAGGAAGCCCGTAGAGGCGATGAAAGTAACAGCCCGTCACTAAGGTACGGGCAGAAAGAAGGAAACAATGAGCAAGTACCGTGTTCAGATTATGGTCGGCGTAGATGTGGAAGCCAACTCAGATGGTGAAGCGATTAGCGAAGCCATACAGAAGGTGCGTGGCATAGTGGGCGATGACCCGACAGAGCCGATGCCGAAAGAAGCGTGGGTTACAGGTGTCGCACTCGCAGACCCAACACACGAAGGTTCATCGTTGTCGGGGTTGATGGTGTTCCGACAGCCCGACTAACCCTAGTCTTTGCTGACGGTGGTGGAAGACCTTAGTTGTTGAACACTCGTCTGTCATACAGACGCAAGGCATTGACGGTCAAGGCAGTTACAGAACACTTCCAATAAGTGGCGTTCCAGTCTGCAATGTCAGAAGAACGAACAAACCACAAGACAATCCACAAGACACTTCCGTAAGCAAACCCTGCTATCCCAACTCCCGCTAACGACAACAACAGTTTTGGCTTTGGCTCTTTATCCAGTTCAGGGTGTCTAGGCATTTGACGGTTCCTTGTATCCCATGCGGTTGAGTATCTGATGAACTCTTTGCCTTGACAAGCCGTACTCATCTCCGATGTTTTGGAGTGACCTTCCTACCTGCCGAGCCTGAACCATTGCGTTGTCCCTGTCTGGATTACCAGAAGGCCCGGGCTTGCATGGCCCCCATGTCCACCCCGTAAAGGACTCCAACTGCGAGATGCGCTCAGGTGAAAGAGTGCCAGCACGGTACTTGACACGCACATAGGTCACCCATGACCCAAGCGATAGCGACTCCCCGTCGGCTAGGCATTTGTAAGATGTCGGCACTAGGGCTGTGCCGTTCTCAGCAACATAAGTTGATAGGGCTTGTATGTTCTTGTTCCATTTGCTCATACTCTTGACACTACTCGAACGTGCGGCCGCTGCGGCGGAACCCAGAAGCCCCGCGGGGCCGCTGCCGATTCCGGGGCTGCAACCTGACGGTGGCGGAAGACACGTCCGGCCCTCGAGAAAGTTTGCACAGCGGGTTGTGTTTGTCAGGTGTAGTAGATAAGTTTTAGGTCACCACTACAGAAAAGGAGAAGCAGTGGAAACCTATGACAAAAAACAGGTAGAGCAATTGAAACCTGAGACAGCACGTGGAGAAGTCGGCGTGCTTTCAATGGAAGGGCTAGACGTCGGCGTAAAGATTGCTGACGTGCGTGTCCGCTTTGGACACATCGACTATCTCGTGAAGCCACTAAATGGCAAGGGCGAGGTATGGGTGGAGCGCCATCGTGTACAGGTTATGGTGTGACGCAGTTCACACAGTAGCCATTTGCAAATAGGCTAAGTGGGGTGTAGCGTGCACCCCATACCTACTAACAAACCAAGGGGGAAACAATGTTTGACTGGGAAGAAGAAGAAGGCTTCGAACTGCCTACTTATACAAAGTGCCATATGTGTAAATGCTCATGGGAGCCTTACTACGGCTCACTGGATATTGACCACGACGTCACGCCTGCAATCATCATCTATACCTGTATCAATTGCCTCGATAAGAAGCGCAAAAAAGATAAGAAGAAAGCAAAGGCTAAATAATGAAAAGCATCATCTTGAAACTCACAGTTCCTGACGAAGTGGAACCGTTCGACGTGTTGAACAACATGATTGACGACTTCTTCTACAGCAACCGCAACACCGAAGACTTCGGTCCGCACATGGAAAATATTACTCTTGAAGTAGTACGAGAGGATAAGTAATGGGAACTCGTTCAGTAATAGCACGCTATAACATCGACGGCGAATGGGAAGGGCGCTACGTCCACTGGGATGGATACCCCGCCTCAATGATGCCAGCACTCGAAGAAATAATTGCGCGCGACGGTTTTGCGACAGCGTCTCGAATTCTCATCGATGAACATTTTGGTTGGTCTTCAGTCAACCCAGACATGACGCCTAAAGAACAGACCGAAGGACATATCGTTCCTCTTCCAGGATACGGTCTTTACTACACTGATTCAGACAATGACCCATTCATCATGAAGTGGGCAGAGGTTAAAGAGTGTGGCGCTGAGTACTTCTACATCATCACACCAGACGAAATCACGTGCTACGACAGTTATGGCGTCGCCCCTGAATATACGCAACCGATTGAACAGCAATGCATTGGCCATGCCTACGACTCGTACTGTGGCCGTTGCGGTCTCGCACTAGACGATGAGGTAGCGATATGAGCCCAGAAGAAATCATCCAAGAAATCATTCGCATCATGCGCATCGATGGAGAACTTGCGACCGACGGACAGTGTCTAGAAATGGTCAGTGACCTGCTAGACGAAAACGGCTACGGTCCTGTCCACCCAGCGATTGACCGCACAGGCGAACTGGGCGAATACGGAAAGGCACACAATGAAGATTTCTGAACTCAAGGAAATGCTCAAGGAGATGAAGGACGACGACGACGTCTTTGTGCTCTTGTTTGACAAAGAGTCATTCGACTTTGACCCCGACGACGAAATGTGGTTGCCTGCAGAAAAGTGGGCGATGATTGTTTCAGAGTTGGAAAATGTTTCATTCGATAGTTTGCGTGGCGAAGTCTTCGACACTGTTCTGGAGTATGGAGCAATGAAAGACGAGTCTAAAAATGAAGGCTACGGCCCTGTCCATCCAACAATCGACTGAACAGGAAACCAATGGGACACATGAAACGAATTGCTACAGACATAGAGTTGGCCGAATTCGAACACTCTGAAATCTACGACGAGATAGTCCTCGCTGCAGCGCTACTACAAGAACGCATCTCACATGCTGCCGCCTTGGCAGTGACTGACAAACCTTTCTCGCTCGAAGACATCTCGACAATCCTCTCGAGCGTCGAACGTTTCCTGCTGGCGATAGAACCAACGACACTTCCCCAGGCAAAAAGTGCTGACAACTCTTTTGCGGTGGTGGAAGAGGTTGTAATTACTTAATCAAGTAGCTACTATGACTCACCAAATGCTAACGCGTGACATGACACTAAAGGAAACCTTCCGTGAGCTTCCGCGCTTTGAACTCCCACCAGTAAGTCGGTTTAAACTCGGCAGTCCTTGTCGTTTTATCCGCAGCCTCGACATCTTTATCCA